CAAACGCATGGGAAACGTGGAAGGTTCAAAACCAATCTACTTATGAAGCTATGTCTCCTGACGAGCGCAACGCTAGACGTTCACAAGCCTACGCTGGTTCTAACGAGCTTGCAGCTACAATGCACAAAGATGTCCAGTTAAAATGGGGCAGTGTGTTTAGTAGGATGGCTGAAAAAGAAACACTTGGTAACATTCCTAAAGATTTCCAAAGATTAATCACACTTAAAACTAACAACATCTTTGAAGAGTTTGCTGCTCTTACTGTAGGTGATGACGGTAACCCTATCACTCAAGAAGCTTGGAACAACAAACTGAATGCACGTTTGTTAAACTTCCAAGCTAATCACAAGTTACCTATGAAAGATATAAACAAGTGGATAGGTGAGTCAGCTATTAACAGCCTCAACAGTGATGATGAAAGGTGGTTTAACTACGCAGAGAGTAGGCAGATGTTTAACACTGCTGAGTTTATCAATGATGGTGTAACAGCTAGAAAGCAAACTGCTTTAGATCAGTTTAGAAAAAGAGTAGCGGTACAACAAAAAGAAGACAGAATTAATGTTTTAGCTGAAGTTATAGCTAGTGGTGACTCTACAAAAATAGCCGCAGCACAAAAATATGGAAGTTTTAACGATAGTGAGGAAAGGAACGAAGCTGAAACAAGAGCTACTGCACTATTAACTCAAGCTGATAATGAGGCTTTACAAGAAGCTATAGAAAACCCTAATGATACAAGAGCTTGGAATAATTACCAGCTGCAAATACAGAGCACAATGAGAACTGCAAGCATGACAGGGCTTGAGATTAATTCACACGGTATGTCAATACAGAATGCTGCAAGGCAAATAGGTTCTCCAGACTCTGACCCTGTAATATTTAAGCAAGGTCTTGCAACGTGGAGAGCTTATAATCAGATTAACCCTCAGATGGCTGAAGAGCTTGCAGGGGCATCTAGTAATGACATGGTTGCCTTTGATATTTTATCTAGGGAGTTTGGAGATGAAAAAACTCATGCTATATTAATGCGCCCTGAAATTAAAATATCAGAAAAAGAAAGAATAAAAGCTGTAGATTTTCAGTCTGATGATGATATTGGATTTACCAGCTCTAGTAACTTAGCTGCTGATCAGTATGCTTTCGGAATTGCAACAGCTTTACACAAACGAGGTTATACAAAAGAAGGAGCAATGGCGGCAGCGAAAAAAGTTAGGGATAGTAGATTTAGAGTTGTTCGAGAAATTAGTGACAATAATAGCTATGACTACACTTTCAGATTTGATACGCATCAACTAAACAACTCACTAGCTGATTTCGATTTTCTTACCAAACATGGTATAGATGACCCTGCTCTGTTTAAAGAAAAATTAATTAGTGACACAATACCTCGTCTTGTAGATCAGCTTAAAGATACCTTTAGTGATTCGTACATGGATGAGGGCGATGACTTTTATTTACAAGCTCACCCTAACATTGCTAATGGTGGTTACTATCTTGCTCGATCAAGCGGTGAACCTGTAATGAGCCAATCGTCTCTTGATGCTGAAACTGGAGAAGTAATAGGAGAGAATATGCCTATTATTATAACTACTGACGATTTAGCACAGAAATCATTTGAGTTTATTAAATCAGATTATGTAGAAACAAAACCTAAGGTAGAAAATAAAGTAGAGTTATCTATGAAGGATGCTTTTTACGCTGATAAACTCAAGGAAGTTACTTATGAAATAAATAAGTACAACCAAATTGCAGGAACTATAGCAAGAAAAGGTGAAACACCAGAAAGGCTAAAATCATTAGCTAAATTTAGAAAGCGTATAGAAGGCGAAATGGCTAGTGGATGGGTTGACAGAAACGCTGGTATAAAACTTAACGGGTACATACCCCAAGGTGCTGATGATTTATACACTCAGTGGCTTAACAGTATAGAATAGGTAATAACATGGCAGAAGAAAAACCTTTCGACAGGATTTCACCTGTTCAAAGCGGCTTTGCACAAGCAGCAGACAGGCCAGATCCTGAAAAAAAACCTTGGACTGAAAAGTTTAAGGCTGCTAAAGAATTAACTTGGGTAACTTCGCTTTACAAAAACTCTGATTATGCAAATGATTTTACCGAAGATCAAGGCTTTGAAATAGAGGATGATTTTCTAAAAACAATAAATAGTAATTTCGATAAAGTATGGGCTGATGATATTTTAGAGTCTAAAAGCGAGAATGAGTTAATCTTTAAATTAGATCGAGCTGACCGAGCTAAAGTAAACTATGAAACTTTAGGTAACATGGGTTTTGGCTCTATCACAGCTTTGCTATCAGCAGGTATCACTGATCCTGCTTATTACCCTTTATTTTTCATGCCTTACGGTAGACTGACAGCAGGTGCTAAACAAGTTGCAGGTGCTGCTCGTATAGGTAAGTACATGAAGACAGGTGCTCTTATAGGTGCTGGTGAAGGTACACTTGTAGGTGCTGCTGACTATATGCTACGTCCAGATGCACAGCTAATAGATTTATTCTATGGTGCTGCACTAGGCTCAGCCTTTGGTGGTGGCATGGGTGCTGTGTCTGCACGTTTAATGCGTGATGTAGATACAGAACACTTCATTAAGCAACAGCTAAAGCTTACAGAAGAAGCAGAGGCAGCTCTTGCTCAGCACACACCTAAGATGAAACTCAAGCGTACAATAGATGCTACAGCAGGTGATGCAGCTCCTAAGAAAGCTCCAGTACAAGCTGTCAACTCTACAGTTGTTAAAAACAAAGCAGGTGATTATACATACTCAGCAGGTGAGCAATCCTTTAGTATTACAAAGCAAGGCAGTCGCTGGGTTGTACAGCAAGGTGATCAAGTTGTAAGTAAACATACATCACTAAAGAAAGCTACAGCAGCTCTTGACGAAAGTGTAGACACCTCAGTTACAAAACAGTTCGATGAAGTAGTCGAAGAAATAACCGAAGAAGTTACTACAACACGCTCTAGTGTCATTAACAAACTATCAGATGACGAGAGAACTGTTTTAAGTAAGTTAGACATAGATGAAGAAGCTGATGAAGTTATTAGTGTTGAAGACTTAGCAAGTACGTCAGGGATACCTGAAGAACAGCTTAGAGAAACTATAACGTCTTTAGAACAGAAAGGTTTAGTAGCAAGAACTGAAACAGCCTTTGGTGATGATGCTTACCGAGTAGTCGATGCAGATGACTTCGTAGGTGGCACACAGACAGTTACTAGAAAAGTTACTAGACAAGTCCCTAGGAAGCAAGAAGCTCAAACCGAAGAACAGAAGTTTGAAGCGGAGCAGGAACAAGCTCTTGAAGATGAGTTTGGTGATCCCACTCCTGAGCAAGTTGCTGAAGATAAAGCTGACTTAGAAACACCAGATCCTGAAGATGTACCTGTACTTGTACGTAACATCTTTGATATGTTTGGACTTCGTAGTCGTTTATCAGCTATTGCTTTACTAACACAATCAAAGAACCCTAATACACGATGGCTTGCCATGCGTATGGCTTTGGTTGCTAGTGGCCTAAAAGATAAAAGCGGTAACTTAGTTAAGATCCCTAAGAACGCCTCGATCTTCCATTACAAGTTTCACAGAGCAAACACAGCAGCTCTAGCTAAAACATTAAACAAAGTAGACACTTCTGAGATTACACAAGCAGAAGCCAACACACGCATCTTCCATTACTTAAATGGTGATACCAGTGTTGAGATGTCTCCTAGTATGTTGCAAGCAGCTGATGAGATTAATAAGCTTAAAAAGGAAATGTTTGAAGAAGGTAGAAAGTTAGGTGTCTTTGATGAAGCACAGCAAATTGAAGATTATATGCCTCGTATGTTTCAGCCAGAGTTATTAGATGTTTTAATACGGAGAGCTGAGGACGATGATATTAAAATGGCTTTCTACAAAATTATAAAGTCTAAAAATCCAGATATGGACGAGGCAATTCTTACAAGAGCAGCTGCTAAATATTGGACATCTTTAAGAGACACTATCCACCGTCAAAGTTATACAAGATCAGGTGAAAGTAAATGGGCAGCTCTTGATGAAGACACGTTAAGGAAAGTATTGTCAGAATCTGATAAAGAAACAGGACTTGCTTTAACTGACGAGCAGATAGATGCTCTTATTTTAACTAAAGATGTTGTCCGAGGTAAGAGTAAAAACGTACACTCTCGTGGCCGTATGTACCTTGACGATATTATGGAAGTTAACATTGCCTACAAAAAAGGACATCCTCAGTACGGAGAAACATTTAAGTTCAAACTTACTGACCTTGTTGATACTAACGTAGAGCGTGTCATGGGTACATACATACACCGCATGGCTGGAGCTACGTCACTTGCTCGTATGGGCATTGATGGTGATGACAGCTTTAAGAAGATGTTAGATGATATTGTAGATGACAACATTAAAGAATACGGATTGACATCAGACAGGGGAAGTAGAGAAGCTAGAGCTTTACAATTTCTATACGAGTCAATTAGAGGTAGTTACAACATTAACGAAGGTATGGACACTATAACTCGTAAGGGTCTTAGAAGAGTACGTGAGTTAAACTTTATACGCCTCATGGGTCAGTCAGGTTTAGCAGCAGTTATTGAAACATCTAACGTGCTGTTTGAGAACGGCCTTAAAAACGCTTTAGATAACATACCTGCCTTTAGAAGTATGCTTACACGAGCACAGAATGGTGACCTTAGTTATGAGCTATCTAAAGAGTTTGAAGAATGCTTTGGTATTGGCACAGATATAATCACAGGTAAGATGAACTCTCGCTATGAAGATTACACTGATAACTACCACTTGTTTTCTTCCGATTACACTAAAACAGATGAAGTGTTAGCTAAGGGCAGAAACATTACAAGCATCATGGGTGGTCTATCCCCAGTTACTCTCTTTTTGAGTAGATGGAACTCAGTTAACTTTACAACCAATATGTTTAAGAAGTTATCTGCTGGAAGATTAGACGTGTATGGTGATGTAAAACTAAAGCAGCTAGGTCTAGGTGAGCAGGAATTAGTCCGTATTAAAAGAGCAATGGACGATCTTGCTGATGTTGATGATAAAGGAAGGCTTCGTACACTAAACCTACACCGCTGGAAGCAAGAGCATCCAGAGGCATACGATGATTTTAGCTATGCTTTAACTGTTGAAACCACTAACAATGTACAGGTAACTAATATTGGTTCTGGCAACCCTTTCTTAAGATCAGAATGGGGCAAGACTTTATTCCAATTCTGGAGTTTTGTCTTAGGTTCTAACGAACAGCAGTTTGCCCGTCAGATGGTTAGGATACAACACGGTGAGGGAGCTGTACCAGCCTCAATATTTATGGGCGGTTTAGTTATTGCATCTCTTGCCTATATAACTCGAACTAACTTAAACTCGATAGGTAAAGCTGACAGAGAAGAATATTTAGCTGATAAGTTATCTACTGGTGCTATTGCTAAGACAACTTTAAGTTACATGGGTATGTTAGGTATGGGTACATTTATGTTTAACCATGCAGGTTTAAGCAGTGATATGTTGGTACAGAACCCCACACTTCAGTTAACAGATACAGTATTAAGTTCAGCACGCAAAGTAGGCGCAGCTGCTCTTGACGGTGATGGCCACGATACTCTTTTTGAGCTGGCAAAGATGCTTGAAAACTTGTCACCAAACCATCCACTAACGAGAGCGCCAATGAGAGCGTTATCAGAACAAGTCATAGGAGATCCTAATTAAATGGCATATTCATATACAGAGCACACGGCAAGTGGCTCTATAACTACCTCCACTATTTACACAGCACCCCCTTATCTCGAAGGTAGGGGGTCTACTGATATAAAGGTCACGGTGGACGGGTCACTAAAAATACAGGGGTTTCATTACGAATTAGCGGGTACAGCAGTTACCTTTAAGGCAGGCTACTTACCTTTCAATGGTCAAACAATAAGAATAACTCGATCATCTAGCCAAGATACACGTCTTAATGATTATGCTGATGCTTCGTTGCTGACCGCTGACACACTAGATGCTGATGCAAACCAGTTGTTCTTTATAGCACAGGAAGCCTTAGACACAGCTAGTGAGACTAACTTAGCAGCAGCTACGTTTTACAGCTCAGGCTCTACAGCTCCCTCAAGTCCGTCTTTAGGTGACTTGTTCTTTAACACTACAAGTGGGATTACACAGGTCTATTCAGCTAGTGGGTGGGTGACAATAAACTCTACAGAAACTAGAACAGTCTTCACAAGTCCAAGCTCAGGTGAGAGAACCTTTACAACCTCTGCGAACCTTGGTGTAAATACATTTGTATTTCTAAACGGAGTGAAGCTAGTTGAAGGTAGCTCCAATGATTATACATTAAGTGGAGCTTCGGTAGTCTTGACTGCTGATGATCCTACAACCTCTTACGTTTTAGAAGTAATCAACCGATAACAAAAGGAAAAACAAAATGGCACAATTATCAAACGACAACACTCCCTACAATCCTAAAATGGGTGATGGTTCTAAAGGAGTAATACAGTGCGTTCACGGTGGCAGCACTCACCACGCTTACCTATGGGGTAGCTTAAATGGTACTGACTACGCTCTACTCGATAGCTTTTTAACTAGCGTCATTAAAGAGTTAGTCTTAGTCCCCTACGTATTAGTAGCAGGAAGCGCAACCGATAAAACAGTAGATGTAAACGCAGCGACTAAAGTATACATTGACGAAACTCGATAGGAGGCTCTATGAGCAATTCTTTTACGATAAGAGTTAAATGTGCTTCAATAGCTTATGGGACATCGGGCGCAACCCTCGACGGGTTTTGCTGTAAAATGGATGACTCTAATTCTGCTACTCCAACTGCTATAGCTGAAGGGGGTGAATTAATTTCTGGGACTATTCCTAGCTGGTTTAGAGGAATAACCACTTTTGGATCAGCTGGTATGCTTTTATTTACTAACCAAGAAGAAGATATAACTGTGTCCGAGGCGGTAGGAGGAGAGCCTGAGTTTTCTGTTTCGGTTAATGGTGGCGTAGAGAATTATTTTTCACTAACTGCTGGCAGCGATCAAGGCAGTATTGCTGATACAGAAGGTTTACCTTTTGCAGGACGCTTTTACTATAGTGCCCATTATGTGCATATTACAGATTTTTCGGATGCAGTTGTAAGTGGCGATGTTGTTGAAATCACCATTAATACTTTTAATGCAGATGGTTTAGCCAATAAAGAAATAGTTAATGGCAACTGTTTAGGGGATATTGTCAAACCTCTAGGTTTTGATCGAGGCACTCAAATTGTCAATAGCACAATAGAAAAAAACTATGACCCATCTTTGGTTATTACCTTGGCCAGAATGACTAATCCATTTGGCGGGGGTGACACTTATTATGGAGTTACTAACGTAACCAATGGTGGGTGGTTTGGACAAACCGTGGGTAGTCATAATCACCGTTATTATCAATTACCAGACGGGGGTATAAGACAAGCGCCTAATATTACGGGAAATAGTAGCGCTTACGGGACTTTCATTTATATAGATGCACGACCAGAGAACCTCCCAGATAATGCCTTTACGTCTGTAACCGCAAACGGTGTTACTTTTTTAGAGGCCAATGGAAATAGAACCACACCTTCTGGCTATGCGTCTTATTATTGGTCAGCTCCTAATCTAAACTTCTTTGGCCACGCAACCGCTCCAGCAGTAGGTTCTAACGTAACAATAACTTGGGCATAACTATGTATACACTAGAAAAAACAACAGACGTAACAGAGTCAGCTTTGCTTTCTACGTACACAGCTAACCCTACTTACGTTGACGAGCTATCTGAGCAAGATACTCAGGCAGCAACAGAGCAAGAATTAACTCAGGCATTATTAGGCACTAACAAACCTTTTGATATTTTAAAGATTTCTATAACAGAAGATTCATCAAGCTCTGTAGCAGGATATATTGGAACAGCGTGTTTAGGAGCTTTAGGCGTTACTCGCATGAACACTTCTAATGTTTCCTTTAAGGTTGTCATAGAAAGCCTTGTAGGTCTTTTAAAGGCCGAAGGGGTGACTAACTGGAAGGTTATAGTTAAGCCTGATACAACTTTAGCAACTGATGCAGAAGCCTCTTTTGATCGCACTGACTTACTAACTAAAACAAGTGTAGATACTTTTAAAGATGGGTCTGCACTTAAGTTCTATAACTTTACGATTACTTAATAGAGGTAACTCATTATGACTAAGGCAAGAACCTTAGCAGACTTTAACACAACATCAATCCCCGCATCGGTGATAACAGGCTTACCTGCTGGTGCTTCAAACACGCCAGCAATAATGGTGCAAAAAGGTAGTGGGCAATCTGTACCTTCAGGTAGCTTTACAAAAATAACTTGGGACGTAGAAGATTACGACTCAGATGGGACGTTTACTGGTGATAGGTTCACACCAGCAGTAGCAGGTAAATACTTTATACACTCTCTTTTAGCCTTTGATGAGTTGGCTGACCAAAAAAGTTCTTATGCAGCTATTTATAAAAACGGAAGCCACGCTTTTTCAGGTGTGCAGGGTGCTGGAACAAATACAACTTTACTTACGCCACAGGTTTCATGTGTCCTAGATTTAAACACTACTGATTACATTGAGGTGTACGGTTTCCATAATCATGGGAGTAACAGAACTGTAATAGGTAACTCTAGTACAGAGTCTTTTTTCCTAGCTTATAAAATTGGATAAAGGATAAAACATGGACGACTTAAAACAACAAGTAGACCGCCTTGAGTGGCGTGTAGACTTGCATGAAGAGCAGCTCAAGTCTCTTCAAGACAACGCCATAGAGCTAAAGAGACAGCTAGACTGTATTAATAAATCTCTAGCCCAGATCAAGTGGCTCGTAGTAGGTGGCGCAGTTGTCTATTGGGGTCAAGCTATGGGGCTTGGTCAGTTTCTTAAATTGATAGGTGTATGATGAAAGATATTTTAGAACAATTACATGAAGCAGTAACCCATGACTTGCTCGCAAGAGTGCAGTCAGGTGAAGCTACGTCAGCGGAGTTATCAGTCGCTGTTAAATTTCTCAAAGATAACGGAGCAAGTAATGATGTGATTACTGCTGAGTCTCCAATGGCAAGCTTATTAAAAGAATTACCGTTCGAGGAGGCGGCACACTGATGTCTTTATATGCAAACATAAACAAACGAAAGAAAGCTGGCACTAGCCGATCTAAAAAGAACTCTACAATTTCTAAGAAAGCTTACGCTAATATGAAAATAGGGTTTGTGAAAAAAGGTAAGAAGTAATGGCTAATACAGATAACTTAAAAATAAATAAACCTATAGCACAGAAAAGCGGTAAGAAGTCTCACGTTGTTAAAACAATGGTTAATGGCAAACCTAAAGTTATACGCTTTGGTGAAGCAGGTGCTAAAACTAATCGCAGTGCTAAGCAACGTAAAGCTTTTAGAGACCGACATGGCAAGAACATAGCTAAGGGTAAATCATCAGCAGCTTACTGGGCTAATAAGGTAAAATGGAAGGGTAAGTAATGGCTAGAAACTATAAGCAAGAGTACGAGCGTTACCATAAGAAGCCTGCCCAGCGTAGACGTAACGATGCCAGAAAACAATCTAGGCGTGATATGGTTAAAATACATGGTAAGGCTGCTTTGCATGGTAAAGATATAGACCATGTAGATCGCAATCCCCTTAATAAATCTAAAAGAAACCTTCGCATCTCTAGTGTGAAGAACAACAGGAGTCGTAATGGATAACGTACCAGAGCAGTTAAAGGACTTCCGAAACTTCTTATATATAGTCTGGAAGCACCTTAACCTACCTGATCCAACTCCAGTACAATACGATATGGCCGAGTACATCCAAACGTGTCCTCGAAGAGCCATTATCGAAGCCTTTCGTGGCGTAGGTAAGTCTTACATCACGGCAGCGTTTGTCGTTCACCAGTTACTTCTCGACCCCCAGAAGAAGTTCATGGTAGTGTCGGCCTCAAAACAACGAGCTGACGATTTCTCGACATTCACCCAACGCTTAATTCTTGAACTCCCAATGTGCCAACATCTCATAGCGACAAGTGAGCAACGGTGGAGTAAGATTGCGTTTGACGTAAGACCTGCGCTGGCTAGTGGTAGCCCTTCTGTTAAATCAGTCGGTATCACTGGTCAGCTTACAGGCAGTCGGGCAGATATTATCATTGCTGATGACATTGAAGTACCTAACAACTCGATGACACAAATGATGCGTGAGAAGCTGGGTGAAGCTGTAAAAGAGTTTGATGCGGTACTCAAACCTGATGGAAAAATACTCTATTTAGGTACTCCTCAGTGTGAGATGAGTCTGTACAACACCCTGACAGAGCGTGGCTATCAGATGAGGATCTGGCCTGCTCGTTACCCCTCCACAGATGACGCTGAGAAGGCGTATGGCAACCGTTTAGCTCCTATGCTTTGGGATGCTATCCATGCTGCTGACAAGCCCTTAAACGGCCAGCCAGTCGATCCTATGCGATTTGATGATGAGGATCTACTTGAGCGAGAGCTGTCATACGGCAGATCGGGCTTTGCTCTCCAGTTCATGCTGGATACAAGCCTCTCAGACACCGACCGTTACCCTCTGAAGTTCTCAGACTTAATGGTTATGTCTGTAGACGGTGACAAAGCCCCCGAGAAGCTCGTGTATGGCGTTATGAAGGAAGTTAAGGACATACCCAATGTAGGTCTGGCGGGTGATAAGTATTACGCACCAGAGGCGATTGTGGGCGACTACGTGGACTACACAGGCTCGGTATTGGTTATTGATCCTGCTGGTCGAGGTAAGGATGAGACTGCTTATGCGATTGTTAAGATGCTTAATGGCTTCTTATACGTTCCTGAGTGTAGTGGTCTGGAAGGTGGCTATAATGATGCTACGCTAACCAAACTAGCTACGATAGCGAAGAAACATAAAGTCAACGTAGTGCTCATTGAGAGTAACTTTGGTGATGGTATGTTTAATGAGCTACTCAAACCTTACCTAAGAAAGATATACCCTGTAACAATGGAGGAAGTAAGGCACAACATCCAAAAGGAAAAGCGAATCATTGACACACTTGAGCCAGTTATGAACCAGCACAGGTTAATCATTGATCCAAAGGTCATACAAAAAGACTTTGATAGTGTTCAACACAGACCTCCAGAGCAAGCCTCCCGATATATGCTGTTATACCAGATGTCTCGTATTACAAAGTATAGAGGCTCGCTATCTCACGATGATAGGCTAGATGCCCTAGCAATGGGTGTAGCATACTGGGTAGAACAGATGGCTGCTGATGTTGATAGAGAAATATTAGACAGAAAAGAGCAGTTGTTGATGGATGAGCTAGATAAGTTTGTCAATGGCTATAATATAAACTCAAAACCGAGGCAATCTTCATGGATATGAATCTAGTTCCTATGGTACGCCTAACATGGCAAGATGCTCAAGACTCTGATGGGTCTTGGACTGATATTGACGACATATTAAGACACGATATGGCTGTCTGTCAGGAAGTAGGCTGGCTTGTCCTTAATAATGAAGAAAAAGTAATCATTATGCGCTCTCGAATTGTAGCAGAAGAACTACAAGAGGGTGGTGCTTACATAGCAATACCACAATCGTGGGTTCTTAAAATAGAAGAGTTAAAAGTAAATGAAGAGACTACTAATAGCGAGCTTAGTCCTAGTAGCTGCACCTTCACTGAGCAGTGAGGCAACTGTAGGTGACTTTGGGACTAATCAGCAAGCAGAGACTATTACTACTACAACCGAAACGACCGTTAACCAAGAAGGTATGCCAGTAACTACTGCTGTAGCTCCTTCCACCCCTACATACCAGACAGATACCTGTATCGTTACTTCAGGCTCAGGTGTGCAGACCCTCCAGATAGGGATCAGTACGTCTAAGATGAAGGTTGATGAGAACTGTGAGCGATTAAAGCTCAGCAGGCAGCTCTCTAGTCTAGGGCTTAAGGTGGCAGCTACCAGTATTATGTGTCAAGACCCTCGGGTGTGGTGGGCTATGCGTAATGCACAGACCCCATGCCCCATAAAAGGACTCATTGGAGATGAAGCACTTGAATATTATACGGAACACCCTGAGTATGTCCCTGTTGCTCCTGTTATTGTTACCAAGGACAGCGAATGCAGGGGAAAACGACTTCGATATGACCCACTTAAGCGAAAGCACGTCTACGATAAAGACTGTAATAAACAGTAATATGCAGGACTACATCCAATGGACTACTCAGTCTATGCTCGATGGTAACACCATTATCTACAATAACGAAGATGGTACGCAATACGAACTAACTACGGAACAGATGGATGTCTTTAATGCAGCTTATGCTGATGGTTTAGCGAACAGCACCCCAGAGGCTCTCACAGCCGTTCTACTGAACGATATGATTGACGTAGAGCAGGGTACATATGAGGAGGAGAAAGACTCTCTAATCGAAGCTGCGAGCGAGATAGCGGCAGTCACAGAGATAGCTGAGATGCTTGTTGATGGCGATCAGCAGACTAAGATCAATGCAGAGGCGTATGCAACTGAGAATGATTTACGAGCAATCAAAGAGTCTAGTCGTCAGCAATTCAACACCAGCATTGATGGTATGCTAGAAGCAAGTATGACCAAGAACATGATCGAAGGTTATGCTCAGGACAGCTATGTCATAGACACTATAGCTGCCTCATTCATGGCTACGAATACAGTCATGGACTTCTTTACCAACACCTCAGTCTCTATAGATGCCTTGATACCCACACAGCTTAACCTTCAGTGGATGGAGAGTAACGTAGGTGTCGAGAGTGCTATGTATAATATGTATGCAAACAACCCAATATACCCAGAGATGACAACTAGACCACAACCAGTAGGAGAACAACCATGAATGCACAAGACGTAGCCTTATGGATAGGCATAGCCAGCTCCATTGGTGGTGCAGCAGTAGGGTATGGCACTCTGACAGAGAAGGTAGCTTCCCTAGAGGAGTCTACAGACCCTACCCATCTTGAAGCCAGACTAACTAAACTAGAAACAAGGATAGAAGATAATGATATTTCCCACATTGGTACAGAAATGCAAGAGCTTCGTGGACACATTGAAAGCAATACCGACAAAGTTACGGGCATTGTTATCCCAAGCACGAGCGAAATTGAAGCAGATATTAGAGTCCTTGAAACAGAAGTTGAAGCAATTCAAGAAGAACTTGAAGGTCTTGAAGGTAGAGTCGAGAAAATAACCAGTAAGAAATCTAATCCGCTACTATAGGGAGACAATATGTTTGGACTAATAACAATGTTACTATCAACCCTCGGCGCTACGGGCATGGGGTCGATGCTGAAGATCCTTGGTGGAGCTGTGCAGAGTCGCAATGAAGCCAAGGAAGCAGAAGCTAAACGAGAACTAATACGTGACTTGCAGATGAAGCAAGCTGATGTTGAGTTCCAGAAAGCAATATTCGGAGATGCAAGTAATGACCCAGAAGCTACCATATTTACTCGGACTACTCGTAGGATTATTGCTCTTATCGGGATGCTCAACTTTGCTACTATCTCAATCCTCTGTACTATCTACCCCTCAGTCGAACTCGTTACCTTCATCCCTCCAGAGCAAACACAAGAGATCAGTGTCTTGTGGGGTCTCTATAAGATGCCAGTCGATCAAGGACTTACAACATCAATTACAACAGGACATATCTCCCTCGTCTCGATTACCACTCTGGGAGCTATAATAGGGTTCTACTTCACACCTGCTGGTAAAAGGTAGGTGTTGCTTATCAAGGGGTTACAAAAGGTTACCCCTATAGAAGCCCCCCCTGTATACTATAGTATATAGGTATCCTATGAGCCTGTTAGGTGTCCTAAGGTGTCTTATGAGCCTGTAAGGGATCTTACGAGCCTGTTAGGAATCCACCCAGCAGCACACCTCTTCACCACATCCTCTAGGAGGTGATCTAAGCTCCTTTAAGACACTTTAGGGTCTTCGTTAAACCCCCGCTACCTTAACCTTAACGTGTCTTAGAGGGCTTCTTAGGGGTCTTGAGTGTGGTCGTATTTTGGCACAAAAGTATGAATAGGCTTTTGAGATCGGGATAGTAAAGAGTATCCCCCTTGGGGGTACATTATAGGGTCTGGAAGTTGACCTTAGCGATACGAAGTGAGCGTGTAGTGTTGTGCTTGCACACACATAGGCCAAGAAAGACACACTAAGGGACACTAAGGGACACCTAAGGGTCGTGATATAAGGGCTGGCAACAGACTAACAGGCGCACGTTAGGGTAACTACAGGGTACGAATGGACACTTTAGTGTCATGAGATGTTAACGTGTGTATGTGTACTTGTATCTGTTTTTGCGGAGTGAGACACCAAAGGAACACGAAGGTAACTCTCACATTGTGAGAAAATACAAAAGGTACGCCCCGAAGGACATACCTTGAGTGCATTCAGGACTCCTCGGATTCCTGTTGTTGCTTGATTTTGAATAGCTGACGTTGATGATACGCAGTGGCGATTGTTTCTAAGAAACGATCAGCGTACTCCTCTGTTTTGAAGAAGAGTCTCACTTCATCACTATAATTTTTATTGTTATCACTGTCTATACTA